AAAATTGCCAATAAAGTTTATGGTGGGAGAATGGGAAATGTGGAAGATGGCGATGGTTGGAAATATCATGGTCGTGGTCTTATACAACTTACTGGCAAAGACAACTATGCAAACTGCGGATCTGGTTTGGGTGTGGATTTGCTTAGTAATCCTGAATGGGTTGCTACTCCTGAATATGCAAGTTTAAGTGCTGGTTGGTTTTGGAATAAAAAAGGTTTAAACGAATTAGCAGATGTAATGGATATAGAAACTATGACTAAGCGTATTAATGGCGGTACGCTAGGTATAGATGATCGTAAAGCTAAAATCCGAATGGTAATGCAAAAATTAGCTACTTAATCATTCTTTCCATAATTGGCTTCATAACTTCTAGACCAAATTCTGATAAAGCCGTATTAACTGCTACTAGAACAACTCTTGTATTAGATTCAGAATAATCTCTATTTTTACTATTTATTCTATCTAATGATGGTGCATAAGGATTCTGGTTAAATGTATTATTCAAATTAAAATCAAATGGTAAATCAGTTAATTCACATATACCAGATTTTAGTCTTTGCAAAATCCAATCGTGTGTAATTGTTAAAGTTCCACCATATTTTTTACATCTATATTTAGCACCATCCAGTAAAACTCTAGCTCTACCGTTTAAAGTTATGCGGTATTTATCTCTAGCTTTATTTCTTACTTTTTTTCCTTTATCAGATTTAAGCCATTCCAAAGTTGCTAATCTATTTTTAGCAACTAAATTATCAAAAGAATCTTTATTTATCCATCGCTCTTTATAAAAACCTGTTTTTTTAATTGTCTGCGTAAGGCTATAAGAATAAAATAAATAACCATCTTTTCTAACAAAACCTTTTTTAAAAGGTTCTTTAGTTTCAGGATTCAATCGTTTCATTTTATTCTTACTACTTTATTTCGTTTCAAAACTTCTTCATAACGAACTTTTGCTACATCATCTAATTTGCGTAATGGTAATTCTTGGTAATACTTAAATTTTGCCTGAGTTTCTGGAGTTTCAGAAGGTCGAACCCATCCTTGTAATTTCCAGCGTTCTTCAATATCAGTTCCACTAGCAGTCCAAATATGTTCATTCATATATTTCTCCTATTAATATCTTTGTCTGTACCAAAAGTTGTTCTTCCGTGATGGAGTATTCTCTTTCAAAACGCTTTCTACCCATTCCGTGAATACTGGTATTTGATCCTCTATGGTGATATGGGCAAAGGGGGATAACAGGGGCAAGACTTCGCTTAGAAGTTCGTCTAATGTGATGCAATTCTGCTGGCGTTCCCTCATTACCTTGATGCCTACATAATGAGCATCCCAGTCTAGCAATCTTGCCATAAAGTTCTTTTTCTNCCTTAGTCATCNAAAAAGTCTTTTTCTAATAAATCTGAAACCACACCATCTACGCTAGTTAAGTATTCTTGTGGAACAAACCAAGCTGGTGGTCTACCAGTATCTTTTGAAGTCCAGAATTGGTCTTTCATAGCTTCTTTGCCATATAACCAGCCTTTTATTTCATATTCACCATTAAGCCCTATTAAAAGATAATATTTCTTATTAGGATCGTCATTTCTTCGAATAATTAGTTCACCATTAGGCTTACTACTAGACCTTACATCAACATCACCAACATCAGGCAAATCCCACTTAGCTTTATTCCAGTAAACATTAAGATACTTTGCCATAGCACATTCAGTTAAAGCTCCCTCTATGTGCATTTGCCAAGCATAATTTGCTTTTGCTTCAAAGCTACCTTTATTTTTCCACTTTATATCTTCAAGCTGTCGTTGTATCCCCACCATCGATGCCACTTGTATTTCCGCTAAACTCAGTTGGATCAACATTTTCAACTCCTTTTTTTGGTTTCTTTATTGTCTTATTTTTGTCGCAAGCAATCTCTTCCAATTTTTGGGCTAATTCAACCACATCAATACTAGATTGATAAGCTAATGCCCAATCTTTTCGTAAAGTTGCATGAAAATACAATTTAAGACTTTTGTGCAATGCAAGGTAAATTTCTGAATCATTCATTGTGTTGACCTTCCTTCTGCTCTAGCTGAGCTTTCTAAACTTCTCCAAACTTCAATTTTAGCTTCAGCCGCTATCATAAGCCAGCGTAACCTTTCAGCTTCGACTATAGCCTGTCTAAGAGCTTCTAGGTGCTGTGTATAAGAAGGGTTGGCATAAGCATACGATTCCTTTGCTGATTCGGTCTTAGCATCGCTTTCGTTCATTAAAAGAGCTTTTTTAGTCTTTCGGAACTCTGTCATATAAACAACATTTGCTTTGGCTTCAGCATAAGCATTAGCGTTATCCCTAATAAAGTCTAAAGCCTTAAAAGGTGAAATATCAGCATCTTCCATTATTCTTTATCCTCTGCAATTTCAGCCCAAATCATTAAATGACCAATTAAAACTTGCAAACCGCAGTAATACTGATAACTTTCTCTATTAGAATCTTCTAGTATTACATTGGCAGTAGAAATACTATCCCATACCGCTTTTTGTAAAACTTGGTATTTTTCTTTTTGTAATTCAAGTTGTATTTCTAATTTTTCTATCTTATTCATAATCCTCTACTCCTTAAAGTATTATCAATTTTTTGTATTAGTTCGTATCGTTGTAAACCTTGTGTATGCAAACCAAGCTCTTGTGCTTTAGCGATCATTAATCCATCATTAGTTCTCCATTCCTGAGTATTATTTTTGTTTGTTTGCTTAGCATCCAACCATTCCGCTTTAAAACCAATCCAACCTCTTTCAGCACAGATTTGTACTACCTCTGATAAAGATAGTTTGGCTTTTTCAGCTTCTCTAACCAATCCTTTGATAGCGGTTTGTGTAATGGGTTTTTTTTGTTTATTACGAACTTTAAGATAATCTTTCCATAATTCACAATCCACACCTTCTGGTGGGGATATGTCTTTATTTTGATTTATGGTTAATGGTTTATGATTAATGATTGGTTGAACATCCGTTGAACGACTGTTGAACCTAGCTTGTGCGGATGCTTTACCAGCCCTTGATGCTTGATCTACTTTGGCTTGATAACGATTTATTTCTATATCGCATCGGTCATGTTTCCAGCCATGAGGTGTTTCAGTAAAAAATTCAGAAAGAATGGCTACAGCAATTTCGTAATGTTGAGTAAGCCTCAGTTTTCTAATGATTGCAGAAAATTCACGATTTACAGGATTACCTTCTAAAGGAATTACTTGCTCAGAATCATAGTAGTAATTAATAAGTCTAAGATAGATTGCTTCTTCCTCTAAAGATAAATGAGCAGTATTGCTAACCCATTCCTTAATTTCAAATTGGAAGTAGTGCATTTAGTTCCTTTGTCAAGGCAGTCATTAAGAAGTGTTGGGCAAACCATTGACTAGATGGCTTTCGGTTGCGAACCTAGCCCAACACAGACTATTATAATCATACTTTTTGAAAGTATTACAATATTTTTAAATTTATTTTTGCCCTACCCCCTTTGACAATTTCTCCTCTTTGGACAATAAGAACATCAATTTGAGAATCATCATTAAAAGCACCACCTTGAACTAAAGCATCCAAAGCTGACTTTATGCAGTTGTCAATATCACGAATTCTGCGATCTGGTGGGTATAAAGTTATCTCAACTAGCAATCTTTCTGCACCTAGTTTCACATCATTTAATCGGACTTGGCAATCAACTTCTACCTTGAACGCAATAGCTTTATGCGTTAGAAAGCGTCTATGCCCTTTAAAGCCCCAATAAGTATTTACTGAAGGTGGGTATGGAATAAAAAAAGTGTACATAGTCTTAGATTTGGATATAATACTACTAGGTTGCAATTCCGTAGCCTACCACGAAAAGGGAGAATTAAGATGGGAATGAATAGATCAGATGCCTACTATGAACCAGAAGATGATGATTCTGGAGATTTTATAGATTTCAGAACAGCAGAATTACTAAACGAAGCTGAATATGATCCAGCACTAATACATCATATGGCAGAAGCAATTTCTGAAGCAAATCCAGAAGATCAGGCAAGCATTACAGACTTTATAAATAATGCTGAATGGGAAAAACTTGGAATGAAGCTCTATTACATCAGCCATGAATATATGGAAAAGATGGCAGAAGCTCATGCCATTCACGAATATAACTCTGGCTTATTAAACGATTAGGATAAAACATGAAAACATTTAACGAATTACGCAAAATCAATGTAAACGATCATACGGAGAAAAAAGGTCGTTTTACTTATTTATCTTGGACTTGGGCAGTTGATCAACTATTAGAAAATGATCCTTCTGCTACTTGGACTTTTGGAGAGCCAACTTATTTTGCAGAATCTTTAATGGTTTATTGCACAGTAACCGCTTTTGGTAAGTCTATGACTTGTCAGATGCCAGTTATCAATAATCAGAACAAAGCTATCCCTAATCCAAACGCAATGGATGTGAATACAGCTATGCAACGCTGTCTGGTAAAAACTATAGCACTCTTTGGGATTGGTTTATATATTTATGCTGGAGAGGATTTACCGACTGAAGACCCAACCGATCCTACTTTACTTCAGCAATTACTAGAAAGAATTGCTGGCTCTATGAATTTGAATGAGTTAAAAGTGGAATATATCAATGCTTGTAAATTAGTTGGATTAGATGCTTTAGCATTAAAGTCGTTAGAACTGGCAAAAGATAAACGCAAAATGGAAGTAGGGGCTTAATATGAAAGCATTTCCAATTAAATCTCAGTTTTGGTATATCTTACAAAAAGAAATTGCCGCAAGAAAGGCACAAAACAAATGAATAATAAACCAATAGCGTGGATGGATGATTTAAGTTTTTTTACAAAAAAGCCTGAAGATATGGAAGGGGTTATTCCACTTTATACCCATCCTCATCCTGACAATTTAGGTCTTGCTGAAAGCATAATCAAACAGCAACAAGCTGAAATAGAAGCGTTGAAAGCCCATCCAGTAAAAGAACTCAATGATGGTGGTGAGCCAGTTAAAAACGCTACTTATTGGAAACGGCA